TGCCGGATGAAGCGGGCTGGAAGGAAGACCGCAACGGCGTGGAACATATGGCCATTCGCTGGACGATACTGAAGCCGGAGGCGTATCAGAACCGCAAGATCTTCCACAAGCTATTCGTGTCGGACGACGACCCCCGCGCCAAGGATCCTGCGAAGAAGCGCGATAAGGCGCTGCGCATGCTGGGCGCCATCGACCGCAATGCAGGCGGTAAGCTGCTGAAAAAGGACGGCCGTCCGAGCAGCGACGAGGTGGCGCTGGCGCTCATCAACAAGCAGATGGTCATCCGCCTGGGCGTATGGGAAATGGAAGGCGACAATGGTCCGATGTCTGGCAATTGGGTGCAGTCCGTTTCGCCCAAGACCGCAGACATTAGCGAAGGGCCGCGCAAGGCAGCGCCCAAGCGTCAGGCAGCACCGATCGATGCCGACATTGACGATGACGTGCCGTTCTGACTTCAACCACCCCTGACCGGACGCCGCCCCGTAGCAAAGGGCGGCGCGAGGATGAGGACGAGTGGAGAGAAGAGATGAATTTTTATTTTAAGCGCAAACCAATCAATGGCAGCAGATATGGCATTGGTTTTAAAAGCAAAAAGCAATTGCCCTTGGTGATGATTTGGAAGGAGTTTTTAAGCGAAGGCGAAGTTTGCGACGCTTGTGTTATTTATTCTTCTTACCGCGGCTACAAAGCATGACCGCCCCCCAACGCTCCCCCGAATGGTTCACCGCCCGTGCCAAGCGTATCACCGCAAGTCGCGTAGGCGCCATTCTTGGTCACTCCCCCTTTGCCACGCCTGATGATGTCATGCGCTCCATGGTGCGTGAAGCCTTGGGCGCAGAAAGCGAGTTTACTGGCAACGTGGCCACCGCCTGGGGTAATGCTATGGAAGCCAATGCCATCGCGGACTTTGAGATGGAAACCGGCTTTGCCGTCGAGGCTACGGGTTTCCACGAATACGAAGATTGGGCGGGTGTATCGCCAGACGGCCTGATCGGGCGTAACTGCGGCCTAGAGCAGAAATGCCCCTACGGCCTGCGCAACGATCCTGAGCCAATGTTCAAGCCGCTAAAAGAACAGCCGCATTATTACGATCAGGTGCAGTTCACGATGAATTGCCTGAAGCGTGATTGCTGGTGGTTTGCACAGTGGACGCCGCATGGCAGCATGCGCGAAATGGTACCCCACAGCACGGCGTGGGCCGACACTAACATGCCAATCCTGCGGCAGTTCTATGCGAGGTTCCTGTCTGAGCTTGAATCGCCGGATGAGCATCTAGCGCCATTGCGGACGGTAATAGACACCCACGCCGCCGCCCTCATGGTAGCCGAATACGACCAGCTATCCGAAGCCATCGACATTGCGACGGAACGCAAAAAGGATCTGCTGGCGGAGATGGTGTCGCTGGCGGGTGAGCGAAACGCCGTGTTCGGTGGCCGCAAACTGACGCTGACCACCCGCGCCGGCTCCGTGTCTTACGGCAAGGCGATGAAGGAATTGGCACCAGGGGCGGATCTGTCGAAGTGGACGGGGAAGTCGTCGAGCTACTGGGGGCTTAAATGACGCTCCGCCCTTACCAGCAATCCGCCTGCAACGCCGCCCTAGACTACATGCGCACCACCACCAGTCCGTGTCTGATCGACGCAGCGCCAGCGGCCGGCAAGAGCCACATGATCGCGCACATCGCTGATCGGCTACATGCCATCAGCGGCGGCAAGCGCATCTTGTGCCTCGCCCCCAATGCAAAGCTGGTCCACCAGAACAAGGAAAAGATGGACCTGACCGGACATAAGTCGTCTATTTTTTCAGCCAGCGCAGGCGCAAAGAGTACCCGCCATTCGATAATTTTCGCCACACCAGGCACCGTCAAAAATGCCATCAGTCGCTTCAACGACGGCAGCTATTGCGCGGTCGTCGTAGACGAATGCCACGGCATGACGCCGACGATACGCGCCATCATCGATGCTATGCGGGTCGGCAATCCAAACCTGCGCGTTCTGGGGCTGACCGGCACGCCTTACGTTCTCGGCAAGGGCTACATCTTCCGCCAGCACCCAAGCGGCAAGGTCAACGGCGACGATCTGACACGGGACCCGTACTTCACCCGCTGCGTCTACCAAGTCAGCGCCCGCGAGATGCTGGATGCAGGCTACGTTACCCCCATGGTTGTCGGTGCGATCAACACGGATGCTTATGACACGTCCGGCGTGATCCTGCTGCCTAACGGCCATCTGGACGCCTCGACGGTTGAACGTGCTTTCGTAGGCCACGGACGCCAGACCGCGCATGTGGTGGCGGATGTCGTGGCGCAGGCGCAGTCTCGGCGTGGGGGTGTTATGTTGTTTGCCGCCACCGTGGCGCACGCGCACGAGATCATGGCTAGCCTGCCGCCGGGTAACTCCGTGCTGGTGACGGGCGATATGGATCCCGCTGCGGAGAAGCGAGCTGTGGCGGCATATAAGGCGCACCGGGTCCGCTACGTCGTTAGCGTCGGCAAACTCACCACCGGCTTCGATGCGCCGTGGACCGAGATCATTGCGGTGCTTCGCTTTACCGAATCCGCCACGCTGCTGACACAGATCCTGGGCCGGGCATGGCGGCTATTCGAGGGCAAGAAGGACGCGCTGTGGTTGGACTATGCCGGCAACGTCGAGCGGCACTTTCCGGATGGTGACATCTACAAACCTACCATCAAGGCAGGCAAAGCTGCTGAAGGCGGTGACGGTATCGAGGCAGAATGCCCGTCCTGCGGCTATGCCAACAACTTCACCGCTACTGATGATGGTAAGGTTTATCAGTTAGACAAGCATGGCTATTGCCTCGACGTTTGGGGTGCGCGGGTTGAAACCGAATATGGCCCTATGTCCGGGCATTATGGTCGCCGGTGTAATGGATTAGTTAAAGTCGGCCGCGAGCATGAACGCTGTGGCTATTACTGGACTAGCCGCACGTGTGGGGCTTGCGATGAAAAAAACGACATCGCAGCCAGAGTGTGCCGAGGCTGCAAAGCAGAATTGGTTAACCCCAACGACAAATTGATCCTGCAATTTGAAGCGCTGAAGAAGGATCCGTATGCTCCGCAAACTGATGTCGTGCTTTCTGTGTCTAGGAAAGACTCTGTTTCCCAACGGGGCAACCCGGTAGTGCGGGCGGATTGGGTGACGCCGTATCGGCGGTTCGCGACTTTCCACCAGCCCGAGGCTACATTTGCAAAAGCCCAGAGGGACTGGCAGCGCTTTGACGAGGCAACGCGCCACGGGCAACCCGAGACGATCAGTTACGTCAAAGAAATGAACGGGTTCTTTCGCGTGCTGGCGTTCAATGAGCCGGCAGACACCGTGCAGGAGATGGCGGCATGAAGTGCCCCCCATGGCTGCCCGTCTACGGCGACCAGTCGTTTCGCGGCAAATGTTTCCTAGAGCATATCGAGCAAACCTCGATCATCAACCGCATCCGCCGCGAGCATCCCGACACTTGGGGGAGGCTGGTTTTGCACCCTAGGAATGAGGGCCTGAAGCAGGGCGGGCAGTTCTCAACCGTCGTCAAGCACAAGGCGGAAGGCATGGCGGTGGGGGCGTCTGATGTGGTGATCCCCGCCTCGCCCTCTTTCGTTTGCGAGATCAAGCGCGCGGACCACACCCAATCGCATTGGCAGGAAGGGCAGTTAGAGTACCTTCATGCGGCGCAGGATGCCGGGGCGTTTGCGTGCGTCGCGTTGGGGGCTGTAGCGGCGTGGGAGGCTTTTTTAGCGTGGAAGGAGCAACTGTAATGGCGAAGAAACTTACCGACCGTCAGCGTGAATGCCTGATGATGGCAGAGCCAACCCTGTACGGAGATATAAAAGCCGTTGAGCCGGATGGCCGTGTCGTTCGCGGGCTGCGCAATCGCGGACTTATCGAGGGCGATATGCCGCACATCTATCTGACGTCTACCGGCAAGGATGAGGTGGCGCGTCTTGTCGGCTGAAGACGGCAAGGATGGGGCGGGCATACCCCGTCCCGTCAATTGGTGGCTGCACCAATACCTGTCAGGACAGATGCAGCCGGATAAGATCCCCCAAGCCGTCCTGAGCTGGTCACGCTTCTTCATCTTCGAAGGCGCGCGGGAGATCGTTCTGATGGATGACAAGTACGAAAGAATAGCGGCGCTGGCAAAGATACCGGCGCCGCTTCGTGTGACGGTGGAGAATGAGGTTAAGAGACTGTGGCCTATGCGCGCCTCACTTTAAGCTACGCATGATCTTGTCTAACACCAAATCCTCCGCCCCAACCACAACCAGCAGCGCCGTCATCAATCGCGGATCTTTCGTCTCACCGGCCACAGCCTTCAGGCACTCCCGCACCACACGCGCATTCCTGACACGCTGCGATGCGAGATACGCCGATACGGCTTCGTCGGGGTAGTTGGTGGTTATGGAGGTCATTTGCGCCTCAGAGGCTTAGCCAGCCGGTAGATAGGCAACCCGCCCCGTACCGGTTCACTGACGGTATGGAAGTTGTACCCGATGTTGCCGTTGTAGATTCGGGCGCTTGGGTCTTGCACCTTGGCTAGTGAGAGGATCATGCGGCGGGTCCTTGAATGAGATCCCACAGGGCCTGACGCATCTCGGACAGAGCGAGAGGAGCCTGCTTGTCGTTGTCGGGCTGGTAGTCACCGGCAATGCGGACAATCGCGGATTGCAGTTCAGCAAAGCGGCGACGGTCGTAATCCGCTTGGCGCTCGGCCGCGTTGATGCGCTCGGCAATGTTGAACGCGAGGTTGTCGCGAAGGTAATCCTGCGTGGCATCAAGCAGGCCAGCATAGATGCTGTCAGTCGCTTGTTTGATGAGCGGCTGTACCGCCTTTTCAATGGCGCCGGTGACGTCGTCAGCCACGTCTTCCCATGGCTGATTGATGATGCGCGCAGTCACGCCGCCACCCCATGCCGCGCTTCCCACGCCGCCATAGGAACGCCCATATACTGGCCGGAACGGATTTGTGCTTCCAGCAGGTTCCGGCATCCTTCCTGTGATTGCGCCCGACTGATCTCGACGTTGTAGGAGTCGATGTTCGCCAGCCGCTCGTTGTGCGGGATTGAACGACGGATGCCGGCCGCATTGAGGTGCTTGATCCGGTGATGCAGGACGTGAACGTTGATGTAATAGCCGTCCTCGCGCATTTCCTTTAGCGCCGCGAACGCACTGTTTTCCATGACGTATTCGTCGATGATGTCGATAGTGGGGAGCATCTTATAAATCCTGATCTGGTTTGCGGCCTGCATGGAAGCCGTTATCGTCTTCCCAGCCTTCAACAGTGTTTACGTATAGAAATACTATCCCAGCGATGAGAGCTAGGGCTGCGATTATGAATACAATCATGGCATTCTCTCCTGCTTTATTGTTTTCTTAAATACTTCTTGGCTTACCTGCCGCCTCCCAAGAGGCAACGGCTTCAAGCCAGCCTTCCTGTTCATCAACCAAACATTGCGCGCATTTACGCTCATGCTCGATTTCCTCATCCGTCATAGCGTCAAAGTCAGCGGCATATTGTTTCCATGCGTCGGTCATGCGGTTTCTCCACGGGCTTTGGCGATGGCGGCATGAGCGGCTTCAAGGCGTTGGTAGGCTAAGCCCTCCCAATCCGCATCCCCGCCATCCTTGCCTGCGTCGAGGTCCTGTTCCAGTGCGCCGATGGCATCTTGCAGCGCAGACAAAAGATCAGGTGCCGCCGCAATAAGGTGGGCGTTGGCTAAAGCCGGCTCACGATTACAGATGTCTGCAATGACGTGGGAATAGCCCTCTACTTCGTCTTTATACTGAACTGTATACAGATAGCCGTAGAACGAGCATGACTTAACATGCCACGGTGCAGGGGTATGCGTCATGCTGATTGCTCCATTTTATCTAGCGCCTTCTCAAAGCGCCCGATGGTCTTCAACGAAGGCGTGTAATCACCCTTGATCCATCGCGTTATAACAGTGCCTGAGACGCCCGCAGCCGTCGCGACGGCGTAGAGACTGACCCTGGCGGCGAATGCACGTGCCTTGACGGCCTGCATGAGTTCGTTTCGTTCGTCCATTTGCGTGTTATGTGCGTCATAAATCGTGTTGTCAACGTGATAATATGTGTTGACACCCTTGCCGCGTCGATCTTATAAGGTCCCCAACAAGGAGACCCAAAATGCCCCACCTAATGACCCGCAACGACATTGACGAGCTGATCACCGACCACGCCCGCAACATGGCAGCACTCCGTGCGACCGGTGCGTTCGCCAAGTACGGCAGCGCGCTGCGCGGCACCGGCGATGTACAGCGTGGCGAGGCGGATGCGTTCCGTGCGGCGCCTGTGTTGGGTGCGGGGCTGTGAGCGCGCCTGAAGATAATGCCGCTTTCCCGCGGCCTTCCGCCAATGGTTGGCCCGCGCAAGACGGCATGACCTTGCGCGACTGGTTTGCGGGGCAGGCTTACGCGGCAATGTGCCAAGTCAATCGGGACTACCTTACTAAGGTAGCGAAAGACAAGGATTTCCCTTTTCACGCAGCCGTTGCCAAGGACGCTTACGAGGCAGCCGACGCCATGCTGGCCGCCCGCGGAGACGCAGCATGACCCTCGACACCCCCACCAACGCCGACATCATGCGCTCCGTCCATGATGCACAAGCGCGGCTCGGGCTGGAGCCTGAGTTTGCCACGATTGAGTCTTACTGGCGCGACCCGGCGCCGTTCGAAGCAGAACGCACCAAGGGTCAGGCCGCTATCAACGCTTTGTTTGCCGATCATGAGGCCAACGTACTTCGCCACATGCAGGCGATCTGGGATAAGGAGGGCAATTGATATGGAACCCCGTATTTTCAAAACCACGAAGCGCGCCAGCTTCGGCGTAACTCGCTCTGGCTACGATGCCGATCAGCCTGCGAACCTGTCGCAGTGGCAAAAAGAGACGATGGGCGAGCTGATCCCGTTGGAGGGAAAGCCGGACTATATTGTGAGCCTGAAGGAGTTTCTGGCGGTTGCGGTACTGGTGGCGGCTGTCGTCGCTCTTGTGGTGTCGCTGTGATGACCGCCGCAAGCAACGAGGTGGTGGCCGTGATCCAGGCGGATCGCGACATGGTGCAAGCGTTCCATCGCCTACGACTGGAAAAGCTGATGGAGGCGATCAAGGACGAGAAGGCGGGCGCGCGCCTAGGCGAAGACGAAGGTGACGCCGGCGACCTCGTCCAAGCCTTTGCCCGCCACCGCATCGCCCACTCCGATCCCCGCCCGGTTGCGGAAGGTCTGCGGGAGGCGTTGCAGCGGGCCGCGGAAGTGATGGAATGGCTGGCCGATAATCAGCCGGATTGCTTTGGGTGGGAGCCGCCTTACCCGTCCACCGCGCCCACGATTAAGATTGAAGCCGAAGCCGCCCGTCTCGCCCTCGCCGCCCATAGCCCTGCACCGATGGCGGGGGAGGGTAAATACCTCGTCTGGTCGAACGAGCATAAGGCTTGGTGGGGTGCGGATCACCGCGGCTACACCCGCTTCATTGAGCGCGCCGGTCGTTACGATCGTGCCGAGGCGCTCAAGATCGCCGGCACGCGTGGTGGCGGTTGGCGGCTGAACAAGGGCAACCCAGACGAGATCGCGATTCCTGAGGAGGACGCCATCGAGCAGTATGCGGACATTACGGCTGCACAAGCCGCCGCCCACCCTTCGACGCAGGAGGGTTCGGGTCGTGGGTAAGCTGCGCACCGCCAACAACCGCGTAAGACGGAACCGCATGAAGGCGCGCGGACATGTGCTGATCCGCTTCAATCATGGCGTTTGGACGTGGCCAGGACTGCACACGGATTTGCCAGAGGGTTGCGAACGCATGGTGTTCCATATCCCCTACGAGCGCGAACAGCCCAACGCATACCGGAGTTACA